TGGTATGGGTATGGCAATGCAACTGCATGCCCTGCAAGTTTTTCGCACTCCTGACGCACCGCCTCCCAAACTTCGTCGGGATACCCGACGAAGCCTTGGAGTGCAGCGCCAGCATGCGGAGGCAGATAGGCCACCCTGTGTCCATCAACCACGACGACCTTGTTCTCACGGAGAACAGTTTCCCCGGCGTAGTCAATCCCAAAGTCGTCAATCAATTCAACAATCACGATTAAGCCTCTTCAAAATTAAGCTGCGTTAGTGACACTGATGTCCTTGCCGTCGAATTGAAGGACGTAAGAACCGGCCATGATTTCCCCGTTCGCACACTTGGGCAGATTCGCCTCCTTGATGAAAGCCTTGCCTGCGAAGGTTCCGGCACCACCGGGGTAGGTGATGGTAACAACCGTCCCGGCATAATCGCCTGGGTCAGTTGGAACCATCTTGTCTCCAACGAGGGCTGCCGTACCAGTTCCAAGGAACAAGAAGTTCACTTTGACTTCTGGGGCTTCACGCAGATCGCTCGGGACAAGATTCTTGTACCCGGTCGTCGTGAGGGTCGAAACGTCGAGAGTTGCAACCGAGATTTTGATTTCCTCGATTGAGGTAACAAAAGCCGTAACTCCCAAGCCACTGATCGTAGCGCCGTTGCCGGTAAAAGGTACAGTTGGTGCTGGCATAACTAACTAGCCTCCGAGTAATGAACCATCAAATCAAAACGAACCCAGTAACGATGAACCTGCGACCCGTCGTTAGGTGGGTCATCCCCATACTCGTCCCCGGAATCTATTTCAGTTCCGTGGAAAAGATATCCATCAGTTGTTCCTTGATAGGAACAAATACCACTCTTGCGAACCGCCTCAGCCACTTGGTCGGCCTGGGCTCTTGAGTCCGCGATGCACACGACCTCAAATCGCGAGTGAGCGCTTCGAGTCACATCCGCAAGGTAGTGGTCTCGAAGCGTCGAAATCCTGCTGTAAACAATGCACGGCGTGGCTGCCTTTGGTGGCATCCAGTCTGTATACATCCTCTGACCGATCAGCGATGAGATCGCCGACACGGAAAGAATCTTCGTTCGTAATGCACTTGCAATACTTGCCATTACAGTTCGCCAGTAACCATGATGATCGTTCGTGCCGCTGCCTCCTGGGAACCGCTGACAACCTTGATGTACTTTGCGCCTTGAAAGACATTGGGGTCGACGGCAACAAACCGCGAGGCACCGACGCTAACGCTGTATTGCGTTCCTGCGTTGTAGACGTTGGTGAACGTCTCGGCGTCGAAAGACGCCTGGAAGGTAAACGCAGTCCCGGTCAGTGCGGCCGGGGTGATAAAAGCAACAAGGCAGTGATTTGCGCGAACAGCGTATGAAGCCGATGTAGTGCCCTGTAACGCAATAGTCACAGTGCCTTGTTGTAGTGTCTTAGCCATTAGACTTTGATCCTTTCGAGTTCTTGCTCGATCGTTGCAACGGCTCGCGAAATCTGTTGCGGAATAGTCTCGTCATAAGCCTTTTTCATGAACCACTGCTCTTTTGGGAAATGCCAGGTCTCGCCGCTTCGAGAGGCCTTCCGGGCATAGGTGTATCGCCTGCCAGATCTGCTGATGGCGTTGATGACCTGCCCTGGCTTACCCCAGTAATAATGCGTGCGTTTTTCCGATAGCGGGTGGTTGTATTGCTGCTTGATCCCCTCGGAATATTGAGCCCCAACAAACACCATCGCGCCCCATTTAGTCTTGAATGTCTTTCGTCCGATGTGCTGCCCCGATGAGTGAATTGCCCATCGAGTAGGATCAAAGTGCTCAGTCTTGTTTCGTCCCCACTTCAATCGGGACTTGCTTTTGATACTGTCTGGGGCAATCGCCCGAGCCTTTGCAATCACTGGCTTGGCTGCTGACTGCAAGGCTTTGTCGGTTACTTCGTACTGGATATGGGCGACCAGATTTTCCAGCTTCTTAAGTTCGCTTTGCTGAAACTCAAAATCATAGGTGATCATAGGTCGCCTGCTGCTCGGGTTGAGAGTTCCATGTATCTGTCCATGCCGTCAAGCTTTCGAATGGCGATTATTCCGTAGTACTTGCCTTCGTGCTTGACTCGCATCTTGGTGTCGTATCCATCGCGGTGCCGTACGGTGAATACAGCTGTCGTCGATGGTTCGTATTGTTTTCCTCGAATCATCTCCATCCCGCCTACTGGCAGGACAGAAGCTGGTTCGTCAACCAAATAGTCGTTCCATGTGACGATCGGCTCGCCGTAGGCATCCAGCGTTTCCGTTGGCTGCTGGATGGTAATGCGATGCCGCATTGCACCCAATCGCAGCGATCGCGGGCGACCAGCCGTCATGGGTAGTTGCTCCTGGTAAATCTTGCGACGAGGCTTTCATAAGGCATGAAGGACATCGCGCTAGGAGGAACAAGCATGTCTCGGTTTTCAAAGTAATGACCGACAAGCAATAGCATGGCCCGCTTGGCAATTGCAGGTACTAGCGCCCCGTCCGCGCTGTACCCGCAAACATAGGTGATTTGCCATGCGTCCCAGCGTACGGCTGTGACCGGGTAGTCCTTGTCGTATGCCAACCGAACTGACCTCCTGCCTTTGTCTAGCTGGTAAATCGTCGGCGACAAAGTCTGGAGGACGTTATTGGTGTCGTAATATTTGATGTGTGTGATCGACGCGATCGGCCGGCGAGGAAGATAGACCTCGTCGTCCATCATGTCGGTGATCACCTTTACCGTTTGGTGGCAGGTGACCGTACTGGTGTCATGTTCCCACTGCTCCCGAGCTTCGGAAATCAGGCTAGCGACCACTGCGTCGTGGCTTGTATCGCTGGACGCGATGCTCAGCTGGGCTTTCGCTTCGCTCAGCGATAGCGGTTCCGTCGCCGGACCACTCACTAGCTCTGGTATCAGTCTCTTCGGTTGCATGTTCGGCAATGCCTCTTTTGACAAGCAGTTCGCCCGCTCCTTCCGAAATGCCTGCCAGCCTTGTTCCGGCTGGCAGGCTATTCCATCGTTGAAGCAGGACAAACATTACGGAACCAAGCAAACGTCGCCGTCAGCCATGGCTAGCGAACTGTCCGGGGCAATCTTGCCACGAGACAGGATAGCCATGCCGCTGACATGTCCGCCGCTGGCCCCGTCGCCGTACGTTGCAACAACCTTCAAGAAAGGTTCCTTGCCACGCATGTCGATATGGAAGACGCAGATCTGTCCGTCGTCGGTGGCCGATGGCAGGGCAAGCGTTGCCCCACCAAGACCGAGACCGCCAGCGAACGTAGCGCCAGCGATGTCCCCGAAAACGCCACCCGAGGTGGTAGCCTGCTGGACCTTCAAGGCGGTCATCGCGATGTCGGTAGCACCCAGCAAGACACAGATGGTGACGTAGTCGTAGTTGCGAGCGTCGATTTCAACGGCGACCGCAGTGTTGTTGTCGATTAACCCAGCTGGGCGAATCGCGGCAACGTATTTGTTGTGTTGCATTTCATTCATATCAAGTTCTCCAATTCAAGTGGTGAGTGTTGTGTCAAAGAGATCAGCCAAGCTTCAATTGGATGACTGGGCCTGCGGCCGAGGCGGTGCCGGTTTCGTGAATGTTGATGTCGTATCGCAGCGTGCTGCGAATCGCGACTTGATCAAATTCGAAGTAGCGAGAGGAATCGGCGCTGATGGTTACACCACGGCGATTGCCGATAGTGGATGCCATGCTCAGGTCGCCGAAATAGCCGTAGATAGTCCCGGTCGTCGGGGCAGACGGCAGTGCATTCGAGAACACCACCGGATACCCGAACAGGGTCAACTGCGGGCCCGAGGCGATCATCTGCGTCGTAACACCACCGGCAGCCAGCTGGAGGCGAGCACCGGTCTGCCAGTAAACCGAAGAGTGGAAGTAAAACTTCGGCGAGATACCAGGGAAGCGGGGGAGCTTGGCAACTGCCGCTTCCAGGTCTTCCAAGGTCAAGGCGGACATGGTCGTGCGACCGGTAGCCGTATGAATCGAGCCAGCCTTGAGAACGTTCTTGAGCCCAACGATGCCGTGGTAAGCAGTCGTCCCATCCCCATCGACGTAGCACTGGTCTTGCTTGACGGCGTGAGCATAGGCAATTTCGTCGGCCAAATAGGAGGCCATCGAAATCACGGAGTCCTCGTTCAGCTCGCTGCTGATCCGAGTCAGGGTCGCCCATTTGCGAGCGGTCATGCTAATCTGAGCGAAGGTCGCATCAGATTGCTGGATTTCTCCAGCTTCGCTGACAGCGTAGGCCGTCAGACCGCTGAGCCGCCGAGGAATGGTGACCGTGTCGGTGGTCATCGGGTAGTTGCGAGCTTCACGCCCGAACACACCGTACTCTTCCATCAGCTTGATGATGGCAGACTCAAATCCAGGTGGCACAAACACACCACCCTTCATATCGTCGTTTTCGCCCATCGCGCCGTATTGGACGCCGTGATTGCGACACCACTCCTGGGCTCGGCGGTTACCCCCGATGGAAGCCAACAGGAACTGACCCGAGGTGTAAGCTTCTTCGGGATCTTCGAACCCTTTGACATTCCCCGTGGCGCGAGGCTTGGCGGGGACGCGAGACTCGTTGTCCAGGCGATTCCCAAGGACAGCCTGCGCTCGAGCCTCGATCTTCAGGGCTCGTTCGAGCTGGGCTTGCAAATCAGAGATTTTGCCTTTGCTGTCCCCTGCGCCCTGGATGGCGTCGACTTCAGCCAACTCTTCGGTGCTGAGTTCGCGAGACTCTTCGGTTGCCACGGCAACGATGGCTTCGACTTTTGCGTTGAGCGCTGCGATTTCATCGCGTAATTGCTGAGAGCTTTTCATGCTAATGGTCCTCTGTGCGCGGCAGGGACCAAATGACAAACGGCATGGAACCTGCCGACTGGTGAAAAAAACAACCAGTCCGCTAGTCCATGCCGCTTAGTAGTTGCATGAATGTTGCAAGAACAAATTTTGTGGAACTGCAATTGCTAGGCAAGTGCAGGTCGATGGCAGAAATGTATCAGCTTCTGCTGAATTGTCAAGCGCGCGGGAAGATTCGCAACTTGGCCGCCTGCCGTCGCACTGGGGTGACCGGCTTTTCTTCGGTGCAAGCAGCGACTAGGTCAACCGGAGGGCGGTCGAACCAAGCAGCGATCTTTGGCTTGGCCGAGGTCTTTCCTGCCTTCTTGGTCGCCAACCCCGCAGCAACAGCCTCCTCGGCAGTGAACCAAGTCTCGGCATCAAGCATCGACTCGATCTCGGCCTGCTCCTTGCCAAGGTAGGATGCATAGATCTCGACCATCGAGCGGTCATAGGCATCGGTTTGCTCAAGCCGCTTGCGGACTTCTGAGGCAGTGCCGTAAAAGCCCGCTCGAGCCCTGTGGATCATCCAGCGACTTCCCTCGGCGGTCACCCTGGACTCCCCAGCCAATGCGATTACAGATGCAATGGATGCCGCTAGCGAGTCGACGTAGACATCGACGCCTGGCTCGTAGGACTTTAGCAGCGAATGGATGGCGATCCCGGTGTCGATCACACCTCCGACCGAGTTGATGTGAACCTTTGCTCGCTTGCCTTTGAGCGAATCGAGAGCCTCGATGACATCGGTTTCGCTGATCTCGCCGCCCCACTGCTCAGGACCAATGGACCCGTATAGGTAAATTTGACCAGTTTTTTGATTGACTTTTATCACTGCAACTCCTCCAAAATCTTGGCGGCCCGGTTTGGCCAGTCTTTAACCATCTCGGAAACAGTTTCCTTGAGGTTCTCCTGCGTGCTCTTGCCGGAAGCATCCAGCAAGTATCCAATCGATTGTGAACAGTGCTCCCTCGCCAAATCTCGGTCCAGGCCAATGGACTCAAGCTTGTCTGCTAGCTTAGGCTCCCACCTCGAATAGTATCTGTCGATCCAGGCAACAAAGTTTCCTCGGTTCGTGCCGTTAACGGCGTCATTTGCTTCACGCTTGAGAAGGGACCGAACCATTTCTTGGGCGGCTAATCTTGCTCGGCCGTTGTCCTGCCGATCGCTTTCATCGTCTGCTGGTTCGTCCTGCTCCTCCTGATCTGCCCCTGGCTGACCAGGCGTGATCGCTGGGTTCGCGTACTCGTCCCCGCCTTCGTAGGAGTTCATGTCAAGCTTCTCTCTCGCTTCGTTGGGTGACATGATGCGAGCGTTGATCGCCAGCGAAAGGCTATCGATGGTCGTTTTGTAGTCGGCCCGAAGTAGTGCCGCGACATTGAACTTGAAGTAGTGGGAGTCGCGGTCCTTTTCTTTTTGGCTGAGCAATTTCTCGTTGCACTCCTCTTCCCACTTGCAAAGCCATCGCATCAAGCAACTTGACAGATATCCTAGGTTTTTCTGCTCAAGCGAGTTGTACGACACGGAACTGTCGTCGCCGAGGATTTGCTCAAGCAGGAACCAAAGGGCAGCATCTTGCCGCTGGAATCGCCGCTGCTCGATAAATTGCGCATCGGAGTTGGACATCTGGAGGACGTTGGCTTTTACCCCGTCGCGAAGCAACCCTGTCTTTCCTGCATTGTGTTCGCCGTCGTGGTTCTTGCGGAAGAACTCAAGGAACTCTTTGGCGTCTTCTTCCTTGCGGAACATGCCAGCCGGTGCCTCAAGCATGATTCCGCCAGAGTAGCCGCGACGCAGTTGAGAGGACGCGCGAGACTCAGCCCCTTTGCCTAGCCCCCAAGACTCGGCAGCAATCTTTAGAAGCGATTTACCCTCCACTCCATCAAAGCCGAGCCCAGGTATATGCAATACGTTTTCGTCTGGGATGATCACGGTGTCTTCGGGTGACTGCCGCATATCGGTCAGCAAGTCAAATCGGTCGTCCCTCGATGGCTTGCAGGCATGCATCTTTTCGCCGTCAATCATACCGGTGATTGTCCGGTCAGGCATCAGTGGGATTAGTTCTACCGGGGCCCCGGTGAGGTCTCGCGAGATGTACGCCCGTCCGTTACCCCAAAGCAAGGCGTGGCAAGTCAGTTGCTCCTTGAAGATGAAAGGGGTCTGGTATGCGTTTGGCCGTCTTCGCATGAGACGATAGCCAGTATGCCTCTTGGCTGGCTCGGAGCCTTCGTCGGTGCGTTTTAGGACGCTTAGCGGGAGCTGGCCGACATGACCGCAGATTTTATTTACAGCGTGCCATACTGGCGCGTAGGCTATTGCTTGGTCGGCATTCAGCGAGGACACACCGTCTTCCTGGCCACCCCGAAGCCATTCGACCAACCAACGTAACGGGTATGCTAATCCTGACATGGTTGCTCCTAAAATACCGCCATTGATCCGCTAGACTTCTCGGGTTGCAAAGACGCAATCCTATATGCCATGACCACCGCAACGATCGGGTCGATCTTTTGCGACGACTCTCGCTTGTCAAACATCCATCGATCCTGTCGGTCGCGAGAAATGATTGCGTTTGACGCGCACCACCTTAGCAACCTTGAGTCTGGAAAAACGATCCGCTGCTCTTCAATAAGTTGCAAAAAGTCGCGAATGGCTTCGTTGAAATTCGCTTGGTTTTGCGCCATCCTGGCGGCGGTTATCCGCTCCTTGCCAAGGTTCTCGGCGATCTGCTGCCCGTTGTACGGGTCGTAGGCAACCGTCGAGCACCCTGTCTGCTCCAACTCCTCAAGCAGGCTTGCTTGCAAGTCGGCAATAGGGAATTCGCTTTTGACTAGCTCTCCGCTGTACACCCATTCGCTGAACGGGTGGACGGTGAGGTCTCGTTTTGTCTCGGCCGATATAAATGTCTTCGCCTTTACTTCGTACCGATACACGGGCTTCCCGCCTCGATCGCCTGCCGGGAATCGAGCGCACATCGCATACGCTGCAAAGTCGTCTCGGCTGCCAAGGTCAACGCCAGCACCATATGCGTCAGCGGTTTTCCAGTCGGAGATTTCGCCAATGCACTTGTCAAAGGCAATTAGGTCAAACGCCTTCTCCGAGGAAGCGACCATCCGGTTGCAATGGTAACGGGTAAAGCGGTTAATACCTACAGCGGTCCTTTTGTCCTCGTTCCATCGCTGACGTAGATATTCCAGGGAGACAGACACCCCTAGATTTGGATTGGCCTTTATCCAGCAATTCTGATCGTCGGGATCGTCTTTTTCGTCAATCTCATAAACAACAGCAAACAGGGATTCGTCAGTGTAGTTTTTGCTCAAGACATTCTTGGCGAAGTCGTAGTTTTCCCGCCATAGGTGACTGTCCTCGGCCCCTGCGGTGG